AATGCGGCGGGAACGGGGACCCGCCCCGCCGAAGGCGGCCCTCGCATCCTGATCCTCGACATCGAAACGAGTCCTATCGAAGGTAGAGTATGGGGACTCTGGAACCAGAACCTAGGACTGAATCAGATCACTAAGGAATGGAACATCCTGAGCTACTGTGCGAAGTGGTTGGGTGATCCTAACGTGATCTACTCAGACCTCTCTCAAGCAGAGAACATTGCAGATGACAGTAAGCTCATAGCTGAACTGTATGAACTACTGAATGAGGCAGACCTTGTAGTAGCCCAGAACGGTAAGCGCTTCGATCTACCGAAGATTCAGGCCCGATTCGTCATGGCTGGGTACAAACCTCCCCGCCCGTTCCGAGTGATCGATACGATGCTCATGGCGAAGCAGCAGTTCGGGTTCACCAGCAACAAGCTGGAATGGATGACTGATAAGCTCTGCACCACCAAGAAGCGCAAGCACGAGAAGTTCCCCGGCATGGAGCTGTGGAACCAATGCCTGGCAGGCAACCCCGAAGCGTGGGAGGAGATGCGCCTGTACAACATCGACGACGTAATCTCGTTGGAGGAGTTGTACCTGATCCTGCGTCCCTGGTATCAAGGCCACCCGAACGTGGCGGTGTTCGCTGACGCCGAGGAGCCAGCGTGTCCGAAGTGCGGTTCTCCTGAACTCAAGCGGGACGGGTGGACCTTCACCCAATCCGGCAAGTACGAGCTGTACCACTGCGGTAGTTGCGGCGGCTACAGTCGTGGGCGTTATACCAAGAACTCAAAGGAGGTACGCCATGCCCAACTATCCAACTAAGGTCCGAGTCGCGGAGTGGTTCGACGGCGATCCTGGCTCGCCAGATGTTGTGTACGTTCGCGACAAGAACGGCCTCTTCTACAGAGACGGTGGGTGTCTATCCGACCGCCCGCTAGTGTTCGAGGACGGGGTGTGGCGCACCGCAGTCGGTACTGTGCTGGAGGTCCTGGAGGCCGGGGAGGACCCGGCCCACGAGGATACGGCATTCAAGACCGACACCGGCAAGCCCCGCTGGACCCTCTTGCTGGATTGCGTAGCGGGCTGCGGTCGAGCAGTCCGGGCCGTAGTGCGCGTGCTGAACTTCGCAGTACGTCCGGTTAGCGAGGGCGGCAAGGGTTACGTCCCGCACTCGTGGCGCCAGGTGCCGAACGCACGCGTCCGGTACGAGGACGCCCTGCATCGCCACCTCGACGCTATTCGCAGCGGCGAGACCCACGACCCCGAGAGTGGCGAGTCGCATTGGGCGCACGTCGCCACGAATGCACTGTTCCTCTGGGAACTCGACAATCCGAAGGAGAAGAGTGATGAGTGAGTGCCCATCGTGCCTGCGCGGTCCCGACTGCTGCAAGCTGCGCCCGTTGAAAGCCTTCAACGCGGAGATTCTCGACATCAACGAGCTGCGAGTGTACTACGCCAAGGCCGTGGACGAGGCGGCTGAACTCGCAGCGGAGGAGTTCGGCGAGGACAACGTAGGCCGAGTGTACCCTAAGCGTTAAGGACCTGAGATGATTGACCCTATCGAAGCGCAGATGCAGCGCGAGAGGCGGCACAGCGCCGAGGCCACTGCCCAGCACCTACGCGAGATTCAAGATGCCCTGCGTAACGGCAGGGTCGATGACATCCCAGCGGCCCGCCGCCTCATCGCCCGTGTGTTCGAGGACGTGCGGGCTGCACTGGAGCCGATCGTGGAGACCAAGGCACGGGGGCCGGGGGCGGCCCTCCGGGGATGGCTGCGCCGCGTGCCACTCGATACCCTCGCCGTCTTAAGTATCCGCGTCGTCCTCACGCACGTGATGCGGGATACTGCCGAATCGCCTGCCACCTTGCAGCGCATCGGCCATGCTCTCGGGCGGGCCATTGAGCAGGAGGCCCTGGTGCAGGAGGCGTACCGTGTGAACGCGCTGTACCTCGACCGGACCTGGGAGTACCTGCGGTCAGCGGGCACTACCAGCCAGCGGCATATCCACAAGACGATGCGTGCTGTGGTGCGCAACGTCCTGGAGGGCCAGTTCGACGGGCACCTGACTAACGCTGAGTACATCCACCTCGGCAAGCACGGCCTCCAGGCGTGCCTGGATGCTGGGCTGGTGGAGTTGCAGCGGCACAGGAGCGGTGCGAGGTCGAACGCAATTTACACCCTGCCGGAGGAGGTGCGGGAGGTCCTGACCTACGTGCCCTCCGAGGTCAGCGGCGCGGCGCAGATGATGTTCGCCGAGCCGCTCCCGTGGACCGGGGCAGCGGGCGGCGGGTACTACACCGAGCGCATGCAGATCGACTTCCCGCTGCGCCGGATAGGCCGCCGTACTCGCAAGCCGTTGCGCCGCGTCATCCGGGACAACGTGGAGAAGTGCGCCGACGTGCTCGCCTGCGCGAACTACCTCCAGGCCCAGGCGTTCAGTATCCACGGCCCCACCCTGGCGCTGATCAAGCAGGTGTGGAACGACGGGGGCGGCGCTCTAGGCATCCCACGACGCAAGCCGCCGCCCGAGCCGGTGTTCCCGTTCCCGGATACCTGGGACAAGGACTCGGCCACCGAGGCGGAGCTGGAGCGCTTCGCCAGTTGGAAGCGCCGGATGCACGCCTGGCACATGAGCAAGAAGGAACTCCGCAGGGCGCAGCAGAGTATCGGCCAGGCCCTACGGGTCTCCTCCGGGGCGGCTGATCGCGTGTGGTTCCCGACGTTCATTGACAGCCGTGGCCGGTACTACTACCGCGGCGTGCTGAACCCGCAGGGCGACGCTATGTGCAAGGCGCTACTGCACTTCGCCGACAAGCGCCCGCTGGGAGAGCGCGGCCTGTACTGGCTCCAGGTACACGTAGCGAACTGCTTCGGAGAGGACAAGGCACGCTTCGACGCCAGGGCGGCCTGGGCTGCCGAGCGCAAGGAGGAGCTGTTCGCAGCACTGGACGCACCGGCGGACTCCTGCTTCGCCGAAGCCGACACCCCGCTCGGAGCGTTCGCTGCCGTGTGGGAGTGGCGAGAGGCGGAGCGCAGTGGCAACCCGGCCACGTACTGCACGGGTATCCCGATCCACATGGACGCGACCTGCTCCGGCCTACAGCACTTCTCGGCGATGCTCCGCGACCCGGTGGGGGGACGGTACGTGAACCTGTACGATACCGGCAGCGACTTCAAGGCGGACATCTACAGCCGCGTGGCCGAGGTGGCCCGGACTCGTATAAATCGAGACGCCGCCAACCCGGCCTCGAAGGACTGGCACCTGGCCAAGCTCTGGACCCAGTGGGAGATTCCCCGGTCGCTGGCTAAGGGTCCCGTAATGACCTACGTGTATGGTGCCACCCTGCGCGGTGTGGCTGAGGGTATCGCCGACTGGCTAGAGGACCAGCAGGTGGCCGTGCCTGAGGGCGTCCGAGTATTCGACCTCGCGTACTACCTGGGCCGTGTTCTGTTCGCGGCGATCGAGGACGTGGTGCCGGCTGCCGCCGCAGCAATGCGCTGGTTGCGCGAGCGGGCACGTAGTGCCGCAGGTGACACGCCAATGCTGTGGTTCAGCCCGACCGGCCTGCTGATCGAGCACGACTACCGGGACTTCGTGGAGCACCGGGTCAAGATCAGGTCCTGCGGCATCACGGACATCGTGGTGCGGGAGGACCTGGACCAGACCAGGAGCAATCGGATGCAAAACGCCGTGGCGCCGAACTTCGTACACGCCCTCGACGCTGCGCACCTACCCTTCACGGCTCGGCTGATGGAGGCTGGTGGGCATGCCCTGGTGGCGATTCACGATAGCTTCGGCACCCACCCGTCCAGTGTGGACGAGATGCACACCGCCATCCGGGAGGCGTTCGTACGGCTGTACACGGAGTTCGACCCCATTGCCCTGTTCCTGCGGGGCATCGGCCAGGAGGAGGTGGCACCCCCGCCTAAGGGGGACCTGGACCTGACCCTGTTCCTAAGCTCGGAATTCGGGTTCTGTTAATTGTCGCACTATAACGACCAGGAGAAAACCGTGCCCAAAGAAAGCGATGCACAGGTTAGGTTCACACCAGACCAGATCGTGTGGTTGATAAAGACCTTCAAGTCCCAGCCTATCGTCCCTGGTCTGGACGTGAACACAGTTATGTACGAGGCAGGTAGGGACAGCGTGATCGCTGCCTGTACTGCCAGATGTTCAGCCCCGGAGACTCTGCACCGTGCTCTCAGTAATCTACAACTTGCGGCAGCCAGGTGAACCCACCGACGGTCGCTGGTTCATGGACGAGGCGTGGAGCGAATGCTCCGAGCTACAGACCACATCCCTCCAGGACTTCAGGCGGCGTGCCCACGATAGCGTATGCTCCCTTGAACGCCTGGAGGTTGTGGCATTCGTGGGTGGCCGGGCAGCCGGGATCGCTGTACTCGCAGTTGACGATGACCTGCACGTAGGCGAGTGCCTCTCGGTGCAGTGGCAGTACGTCCTACCTGAGTTCCGGAACTTAGGAGTGTCCCCAGCGTTCCTTCGAGTGGCTAAGAACCTGGCCAGACAACTGAATCTCCCGGTGATAGCCTTCACCCACCGGCTTGGTCCGGGGGTGTACAAGACAAGCTACAGGAGGGTTTATGGCCAAAAAGGTCAAGAAGGTGGTGAGTAGTGCCCTCAAGGGTGCGGTTGGTGCAGTCGGGGGTGGGCTGCTTGGCGGCAGCCTGCTCGGCGGGGAGAAGGATTCCTCGAACTCGGCGCTGGAGGCTGCCCTGGAGCAACAACGCCGTGCAGCCCAGAACGCCCAGGTGGACCTGAGCGTCGAGAACATCCCCACGATCGATACTGGTGGCACTGCCGAGGCGCAAGCGGAGGCTGGCACCAAAGCGCGTCGTCGCCGCACCAGCAGCCTCTCGTCATCGCTCGGCATTAACGTGGGGTGACAATGAGACGACAAGCCTCTGCAATGTGGGCGGAGTACCGAGACTCGACTGCGATCCGCAAAGCCGAGGACTTCGCGAAGTTCACCATCGCCTCCCTGATGGTTGATCCGCTCGACAAGACGCACCAGGCGGAGGTGGTCGAGTACGACTTCCAATCCGCTGGCGCATTTCTCGTAAACAACCTGACGGCCAAGCTAGCGCTAACCCTGTTCCCGCCGGGTCGCCCCAGCTTCCAGATCGAGCTGGACGATACCTTGCTGGAACTGGCGGCTGCTAACGGCATCGACCAGGCCGAGCTGCATAGCCGCACCGCCGACCTGGAGCGCCGTGCTACTCGCCGCCTGTTCGTAAACGCCAACCTATCGAAGTTACACCGCATCCTCAAGCTCTTAGTGGTCACGGGCAACGCCCTGTTCTACCGCGACCCGGACACCGGCAAGATGCTCGTGTGGTCCATGCAGTCGTACGTGGTGCGACGCACCTCCCACGGGGACCCCGCCGTAGTCGTCCTCCGCCAACAGATGCCGTTCCAGGAGCTGACCCCGGAGATTCAGGCGGATGCGCAGGCGAAGCAAATCGCCAAGCGCGACTCCGACAAGTGCGACCTGTACACCGTGGTTGAGTGGCAGTCTACCAAGAACGGGAAGCGCTGCTCGGTGTGGCACGAGCTGGAGGGTAAGCGGGTCGGCCCGGAGTCGAGCTATCCCCAGCACCTCTGCCCGTATGTCCCCGTGGCGTGGAACGTGCCCGACGGCGAACACTACGGTCGCGGGTACGTAGAGGAGTACAGCGGGGACTTCGCACGCCTGTCCATCCTCAGCGAGCGCCTGGGCCTGTACGAGTTCGAGGCGCTGAGTCTGCTGAACCTGGTGGACGAGTCGAAGGGCGGTGCCGTAGACGACTACCGGGACGCCGAGACCGGCGACTTCGTACCGGGCCAAGTCGGGACGATCGCGTCCTATGAGCGCGGGGACTACAACAAGATCGCCCAGGCCAGTGCCAGTATCGAGAGTATCGTGATGCGCCTGAACCGGGCGTTCATGTACACCGGACAGGTGCGGGATGCTGAGCGCGTGACGGTCGAGGAGATTCGTACCGTCGCCGAGGAGGCGGAGAACCTTCTGGGTGGTGTGTACAGTCTGCTGGCCGAGACGTTGCAGGCGCCCCTGGCGTATCTCTCGATGTACGAGGCGTCTCGCGGCAATGGTGGCATGCTGCTTGGTATCGCCTCCGGCGTGTACCGTCCCAGTATTATCACCGGCATTCCGGCGCTGACCCGGAACATCGAGACCGCCAACATCCTCCGAGCAACGCAGGAGGCCAGCGCGATTATCCCGGCGCTGGTGCAGCTCAGTAAGCGCTTCGATCCCGAGAAGCTCGTGGAGCGTATCTTCGCCAACAACTCCGTGGACATCACTACGTTGTCGAAGGACCCTGACGTGGTGGCTGCGGAAGCCGAGCAGGAGGCTGCCTTGGCACAACAACAACTGGACGTGGCTAGCGGTGCGCTGGCTGCCGAGACCTCAGCAGGAGTTCTGACTTCATGAGTACCGATACCTCGGTCGTAGAACCGAATGCAACCCCCACCGCCGAGCCAACGCCCACCCCGGCACCTGCCCCGGAACCCACTCCAGCAGCCGCGGTAGCTGGCCCGCCCCCGGAGGTAGTTGCCGCTGCTGCCGAGGCGGCCCGCCAAGCCGCCCAGCCCCAGGCAGAACCTGCTGCCCCGCCCGCTGCGGAGCCTACCGGCCTGCTCGCGCTGATTGGCGAGGACGTGGCCAGCGAC